TAGTGGTCCGTCACGGGCTTCGTTATCTTTTGAACAACGAAATACTCAACTACTCCTTGAAATGTCCCCATTTCCATATTTTTAGACTACTTCATTACAGGGTTTTGGTAAACCGACGTAAGGGAAGTTAGCGACACCACTCGTTCTTCTTCTTACCTCGCGGTACTTCCGCTTGGTTTTAAGTAACCTATCATATTGAAACACGCAATATTGAAGTTGGATAACATCAAGTTTTGCAATATTCCTACGGGTTATTCCTATTGGTGTTCCCACCTCAAATAGACGACCCACACCGCCTATTCATTTTGCCTCATTCTTTACAGCGTTGCCCTCAATACTAAAGCCAAAATGGTATCCCGCTTGTGTACTCGACCTCGATTACTCAAGGCGCAAACCCAACACACTTAAGGGTTCACTTTATCCTACTTTCGTAGTTTATTTTAATGGACTATACACAGCCCAAAGAACTCTATGTTTTTAAACTTCAAAGAAAAGGGGGTTAATCTTTTTTTTTAAGTTCAAACTGAACATTTTGTTCTAATTTCAATCTTTTCAAAGAACGTTTGTGATTTGAATACCGAGTATCTTTCATCACCTATAAGTTTCAAATCTTTTACAAATTTAGTTTTTTAATTTGAAACTGTCAAACCTTTTTTAAACTTTTTCTACAAAAACTTTATTGGTTCCATATTGTTGAGCTCTCGCCATTGCAAAAACTTCATTAGAAGTATATAACTTCTGTCCTTTATCGTTGTAGTAATAAAAAATCTCTACAATCGACATTTCAGTGTTTTCACTCATAAAAGTGTTTTTAAGGTTAATATTTCAATTCATCATTAGGACTTTTCCTAATTGTTTTACAAATCTAACTATTATGTTTCGATATGTCAATAAACCAATAAAAAAAATTTGATTTTTTTGTAGTAATTATAAATATACCATTCCTAATCAAAAGTTCATTAAATTTTAATTTTTTTTCAAAGTATTTATAATATATGAAAATCAACATAAACGATAACACATTCAAATGTAAAGTTTGTAATACCGCTGACTCAATAACTTCAGGTATGATGAATCAAACATTTAATCACAATTTTAATGGTATGATGTTTATGATGCCAAAAAAAACTGAACAAGAATTTTGGATGTATAATTGTCTAATTCCTTTAGATATTATTATGATTGATGGCGATACAATAACAAAAATTAACCATAATTGTCAACCTTGTGATGACGAATCAAACTGTGAATATTACTCAGGTTACGGTGATAGAGTTTTAGAAATCGAAGGTGGTAGATGTAATGAGTTAGGTATTAAAGAAGGTGATAAAATCAGAACCTCTTTGTTTTAGTTATTTTCAATCTTCTTGTTAAGGATGTCAACAAATGCGTCTTTCATTTCTCTTACCAAATCTGAATACGTTCTTGCCTCTTTTTGGTTCGGCACATTTTCAACATCAATACCTTCTCTTTTCATTTGGTTAAGTGCTACTTCAATTTGTTTTTCAGACAATTTTCTAAATCTTAGAAGTTTTTGTCTAATGTCTTTAATAAAGTTATTACTACCTTCGTAAAAAGCAATTGGTAGTGTTTCTACAGGTAAATCTTTGGTGTAAGGTTTATCATACCCACTATATAAGAAGTTGATTCCTGATATGTTTGTAATACATTTGTGTCCTCCTGAGTTTGCCTTTAAGAAGTCATAACCATTAATGGTTTGTTTTTCAGGGTCGAATGAAGGCATTTTACCATAAAGTGCCATCATATCTTTTGATGTAAATCCTACTGACTCTGGTGTTGCTTCTCTTTCTGCTATCTTTTTGATTATTTTAAAACTTAATACTTGTTTTTCTAATTCAGGTTTAAAAATTTCCAATATTTCGTCTTTAATATCACCTAAATTTACTCCTTTAAGTGCTCTTTCTTCTTTAAATGGATTACAAGACGCTTGAACCATACCAACTTGTCCTCCAAGACCAGTAACTAAAAAGTCAGCATCAGGATGTAATCTAAATGGAACGTATCTATCATATGAACCTTTTTTCATACTACCAAGTCCAAACTGAGAAATAACATTACCTGTTTTTTCAATAACACCTTCTTTTTGTCTTGCCTGTAAGAATTTTTCTTGGTTTTGTGTCATAGTTTCTACCGTGGCATAACCTTGTTCTTTAGCCATAGCCTTAATATTGTTTAAAATACTAAGTAATGTTGGTTTTGATTTCATTACCAAAGTTTCCAAGAAATTAGGATTATTTTTGTAAGCCAACAACAATTTGTTAACCACAAGTCCCATCATCATTTTATTTTTCTTCAACGAACTATCTTTATCAAACTTATATAAGAAGTTCATAACCATTTCAGGTGTGATTTTGTTTACTGCGAAGTTTGCAGAGTCTACTGTTGATATCAACATAATATCATCAGATGGGAAAATTTCTTTAGGGGATATCACTTGTGAAATTGTTTCAACATTAGACCTTGCGTGTCTAAAACTTGTTGCAGTATCATCTTCAACTCCTGCTTGACTATCATGGTGGTCTGTATGTATAACAAACATTGGTTTCCCGTGTGCAAAATCTACAAGAACCGGCATTACGTTACCTTCTCCTTCTGGTTTTTTAATTGCAAACTCTTTTGAACCATATTGAATCACTTCACATTCAACTACATCAATACCATGTTGCTCCAAATAGTTCTTCATGGCAATCGCAGTTGTTACACCATCTAAGTCTTGATGAAAATAAATTTTAGCCTTTTTATATCTTTTAGCGAGATTATTAATATCTCTAATACCTGATTCTTTAATCAGCATTTTATATTGGCTTTCCGTTATAATAATTTTCATACTAATAAATACCCCGTAAAATAAAAAAACCCAATTAAATTGGGTTTTCAGTTATTGTTTCAAGTGTCTTGAAGTAGTCAACTCTTGTCTGTGATATTTTTGCGTAGTTTTCACTTAATTCTATACCTAACCATCTTCGGTCCAATACTTGTGCGGCAACTAAACTAGTACCACTACCCGCAAATGGGTCTAATATTATATCGTTCTTGTAGGATAATATCTTAATCGCTTTGGTTGGAATGTCCATCGAGAACGTTGCCTTGGTGAGTGATTTAGTATCTGCAAAGTAATTCCACTGACCAAACACAAGTTCCATAAACTCTTTCTTATCGTTTTCTTCATAAACTGTTTTTTTCTTTATTGTTCCATCCTCCTGTTCAATTTCAGTTGGAACTCCCTTCCATTGTGGTTCACCTTTAACTTTTTTAATGTGTTGTTTTTTGTAAGCCAATATCACACATTCTTTTGGGTTATAGATATATGGGCTTGATGGGCTCATCCAAGAACCCCAAGCAGTAGTCTTACTTCTATGTGGTGATTGTTCTTCTAAATCAACAATACCAAAGAAACCATAACCAATTTCTTTCATGATTTGCCACATTTCAGATACAAAAAAGATACGTCCACCTTTTTTCTGTCTGTTAATCTCATAAGGAATATTAAGGGCAATTCTACCATCATCTTTTAAAACATTGTATGCTTCTGTTAACCAATTTTTGGCAAATACTTTGTACTCTTCAAATTCAACATCATCATCATGAACATCATAGTCAATACCAACACCATAAGGTGGTGATGTTACAATTAAGTCAATGCAACCTTCGGGTAATGTTTTCATTACCTCAACGCAGTCTCCGTTTATAATTCTTCCTGTTTCTATCATTTTAAAATATTATTTTTAATAATTCATATATTAATCCCCATGTTAGTATTATTGTACCAATCACAATACATCCAAATAAAATCCTATAACTTGTTTCATAGTTTTTTTCTGACTTACCTTGAAAGTCGTTTGGGATTAACAATATAAGAAATTAATATATAATATACAATATAGTTGATTAAAACTAAAAAGTCCAGTTCTTTTGATGCAAAAACAACAATAGAATTTCCTAAAAACCCCCACATAAAGTTAATCAGAGTTTCACGGATTAATTCATTTGGTGTTGTAATTGCATCCAAGACACTAATTTCTTTATCTAGTCCCGTCTTTTTCAATTGTTTCGATGTGGTGTTGGAGGTACCAGAGAGCCTTTCTGAGGTCTTCAAGTTCTTTGTCTTTTCCTTTTTTTCCTGCACGTGATATATATTTTACTGTGTTTCCTAAACTAAAACCCAATTCCCAAGCGTCAATAACTTTGATTGCTTCGTATAGGTTATCTTGTCCTCCATAATGTTGAGGGTGATTTACTTGTTCACTCATTTTATTTCAACTTTATCTGCGTTCATCATTACCTTTTTAAGTTCTTCAGGTAATGAAGAAGATTTTATTAATGACTCTGTATCAAATTTCATTACTTCAGATTCAACATTCATCTTTGACCCCATAGTTTCCTCATCAACAATATAATCGTCATCATTACGATAAGCACTTAATAACTCATCTCTTGAAATGGTTTTGTACTTTCCTTCTAAACCTTCAACATTAACAAATTTATTCATCATATTTTTCATACCATATAAATCTTTAGCGGTATTCAAAGAATTTACAATTTGATTGATGATTTTATATGGGTCCGCATTCGAACCAGGTCTACGGTCTTCAATATAACCTTTCCA